AAAGACTCTTCACCTGATTATCCACTAGACGTTAATGGAAACGTAAGTAGTATATCAATATACGCAAGTCATGATATTGCCGCTTACTCTGATGCAAGGGTTAAAGGTGATATTAAAACGATACCTAATGCTTTAGAAAAAGTAAATAATCTAAGAGGTGTTACGTTTGTTAGAACTGATGAAGGTTCTAGTGACAAAAGAATGATGGGTGTTATAGCTCAAGAAGTAAAAGACATAATACCAGAGGTTGTTACTAAAAAAGAATCAGATGGTCATTATGCAGTGTCTTATGGTAACATGGTTGGTGTGTTGATAGAAGCTGTAAAAGAATTAACAGCTGAGGTTGAAGAGTTAAAAAAATGTGGTAAGTGTGATAACTGTAATTGTAAAAACAAATAAATATGGCGGTACCAAATAGTGGATTAATTAAATTTTCAGGTATAGCTGCAGAGTTAGTAAACGACGATTATACCGACGCGGATTTTGACGATTTACTAACACTTAAAGATATGTCTGTTGGAGGTAATACAAATGGTAGTAGTGAAAACTTTGACTCTATAAATTCAAACAGCTCATCTAAGCCAGATTCATCAGCGCCTTATAAAATGAGTGAATTTTATAGTTACGATCACGACGCGTCTTCTGGTTTAACTTCATTTGCTAGCTCAGTAGCGCAGTCTAAAAACCCTTGCGGTTTTAGTAACGCAGGTCTTAACTCAACTTGGTACCATGACGGTTCAAACGCTTACCCAGTAGTCAATGATAATGCGTATTCAGATGATACAGGAGACGAAGCGTTAATGGCTGGTCAATATAAAATAGGCCCATTTAATGGTACATATCGTAGAATAACCGTTAATAACAGCGGTGTTGTTACTGTATCTGCAACGTGCACGGGGTAATATACAGACAATAGGTAGTTAAAAAACAATAAAATAGCGTAATAATATAAACATGGCAATAACATACACATACAAAATAACAAGAATAGATACTTACGAGACTTATAGTGGCTTTAACGATGTTGTTAAAGGAATTGAGTTTGAGTATATAGCTAGCAAAGGAACTGGTGAAGACAAGAAAACAGCAAAATTTACTTTTTACTGTGAATTAGGTGATCCAGATCTAGCAACCTTTAAACACTATGCTGATTTAACGGAAGCAGATGTTAGAGAGTTTGTAAAGAAAACTGTTAATGTTGAGAATAATAAACTTATACTTAACAACTTATTAGCAGAGCAAGACCTACCGGTGAAGGTTGTAAAAAACCTACCGTGGGCATAATTAAGTTTAATCAATTAAAATTAAAAAAATGAGTAAAAAAACAAAAGATTTAAAAATCACAGATGAACAGTTAGAAACGTTACAAGGTAAACTAAAACTTATTGATACTGCGAGGTTGCAAATAGGTACTTTAGAAAACCAAAAGTTTCAAATGTTAAACCAAGTTGGCATGATACAAAAAGAATTATTAGACATGCAGAACGAGTTGCAAGAAGAGTATGGAAAAGTTAGTATCAATATTACCGATGGTACAATAACTGAAATCCCTGAAGAAGAAGATGTCGAAGCTAATAAGAAAGATTAGTATAGGTAAAGACTATAAAAATGAAGCTATGCACTACTCCGTAGGTCAAGAGGTCTACGGAGGGCATAGAATCACAGCTATAGTAGAAGAAGACGAAAAGTTTAGTATTTTTATTGAAAAAGGTAATAATGTTATTCCTTGGAAAGACTTTAATAAAAACATGGCTATTGCAATAGAATATAATTTAGAATATTAATGCAAGGTTTATTTGATTTTATTTTAAAACCAGTAGGTAACAGATATAGTAATACTAAAAAAATAGGTGATACTGAGTTAATATTAAATACTCGTATTGAAGAACATAAGAATATAAATAGAAAAGCCACTGTACTAGCTATTCCTAAATATTATAAAACAAACGTTAAGGTTGGTGATGAAGTGATTATACATCATAACATTTTTAGAAAATCATATAACACAAAGGGAAAAGCGCAAAACAGTAGGTTTTATATAGACGAAGATATGTTTAGCTGTCCTATTGATTGTGTGTTTTTATATAGAACAGGCACAGAGTGGAAAGCTTTTGATAGTTATTCATTTGTAAAACCTATAGAAAACGACAATGTGTATAGCATAAGTGCTGAGAAACACTGCGTTGGTGTAATAAAATATTGTAGCGCTGGACATAAACCAGGTGATGTTGTAGGTTTTAGAAATAACATCGAGCATGAGTTTGTGATAGACGGCGAGCTTCTTTATAAAATCAAATCAAATTTAATACAAATAAAGTATGAGCGTAAAGGAAACGAAAAAGAATATAATCCTAGCTGGGCACAAAGCAGTTGAAGAGTTAATCAAAGTTGCTAAAGAAGCTATTGTAGACTCTGACGATGACATATCTGCTGATAGATTAAAAAACGCAGCAGCTACAAAAAAGCTAGCTATATTTGATGCTTTTGAAATATTAAATAGATTACAAGAAGAGCAAGACATGCTTGATGGTAAGACTAAAGAGGAAGACACTAAAGATGATGCTTTTTCTGGTTTTGCTGAAAAAAGATCTAAGTAATGTACGAGCAAAATTTATATAAGGTTGTAGAACCTATTAAAATAAATACCATTAAAAGGCTTAACAAAGCTAAAAAATGGAAATACGGATATAACAAAGAACATGATATTGTTGTTATATCTAAAACGGGTATGATAGGTGAGATATATGAGATACAAAATCTTATGATAGCCTTACCACAACAACCTAAACAAATACATAAGTTTAAAAGTGACAGGTGGGAAGTGACAGAATATCCTAAAGAATTAAATAGAATTAAAACTATATTTGATTGGAAGGAATATCCTAAAGACTTTAAAAGCAAATACATAGATTATATAGAGAATGAGTTTAAAAAAAGAGAAGAAGGTTTTTGGTATTACAATAAAGGTAACCCTACTTATCTTACTGGCACTCACTATATGTACTTGCAGTGGTCTAAGATTGACGTCGGGAAACCAGACTTTCGGGAAGCAAATAGATTATTCTATATATTCTGGGAAGCTTGCAAGGCCGATGTACGATCCTATGGGATGTGTTACCTTAAGAACCGTAGATCTGGTTTCTCTTTCATGGCCTCAGGAGAGGTGGTTAATTTGGCGACCATATCCTCGGACTCGAGATATGGAATTTTATCTAAGTCTGGGCCTGATGCCAAGAAGATGTTTACCGATAAAGTGGTACCCATATCAGTTAACTATCCCTTCTTTTTCAAACCCATCCAGGACGGAATGGACCGTCCAAAGACCGAGCTTGCCTTCCGCGTCCCCGCGTCCAAGCTCACAAGACGGAACATTACAAGTTCCGACAAACCCGAAGCCCTACAGGGTCTTGACACCACAATCGATTGGAAGAACACCGGCGATAACTCCTACGATGGGGAGAAACTCAAGCTCCTCGTCCATGATGAATCAGGTAAATGGGAGAGGCCGAACAACATCCTCAACAACTGGCGTGTTACGAAAACCACCCTTAGATTAGGTAGTAGAGTAATTGGTAAGTGTATGATGGGATCAACATCAAATGCTTTAGATAAAGGAGGAGATAACTTTAAAAAATTATACAATGCTTCAGATGTTACAAAACGAAACCGAAACGGCCAAACAAAATCTGGATTATATTCTCTTTTTATCCCAATGGAGTGGAACTACGAAGGATTTATTGACAAGCACGGTATTCCAGTCTTTGATAGTCCAGACAATGATGTCCTCGGACCAGATGGGGAATTAATAGACGTAGGTGTTGTAGATCATTGGCAAAATGAAGTTGATGGTTTAAAACAAGACCAAGATGGTTTAAATGAATTTTACAGACAGTTTCCAAGAAGTGAAGATCATGCTTTTAGAGATGAAACTAAAAATAGTATATTTAATTTAGTAAAAATATACGAACAAATAGATTACATAAACGACAGTACTAAATCACACTTAGTTACTCAAGGAAGTTTTCAATGGGTAAATGGTATAAAAGACACTAGAGTATTTTTTGCACCAAACCCTAATGGTAGATTTTACGTTAGCTGGATCCCTGATAATAACATGCAAAACAACGTTGTTACTCGTAACGGTAAAAAATATCCTGGCAATGAGCACGTTGGTGCTTTTGGTTGTGATAGTTACGATATATCAGGTACTGTAGATAATAAAGGTTCTAAAGGATCTTTACACGGCTTAACTAAGTTTAGCATGGAAAACACACCACCTAACCATTTCTTTTTAGAATATGTAGCTAGACCACAAACCGCTGAGATGTTTTTTGAAGATGTATTAATGGCTTGCGTTTTTTATGGTATGCCTTTATTATGTGAAAATAACAAACCAAGATTATTATATTATTTCAAAAGAAGAGGTTATAGAGGTTTTAGTATGAACAGGCCTGATAAAGTTTGGAATAAATTATCAACAGCTGAAAAAGAAATAGGTGGTATACCTAATTCTAGTGAAGATATAAGGCAAGCACACGCCGCAGCTATAGAAACTTATATACAAAAATATATAGGATTAAAAGAAGACCACACCTACGGAGATATGTATTTTAATAGAACATTAACCGATTGGTCTGGTTTTGATATTAATAATAGAACAAAATATGATGCAACAATAAGTTCGGGTTTAGCTATAATGGCTTGTAATAAAAACCTATACAAACCAGTTGCTGATAAAAAAAATATA